AAATCGATCTGGTCGATTTCGTCCTACCAAATGAGGACCGCCGGCTGTTCGAGCGGCTGGACACAATCGAAGCTGGACGCATTCAGCGGATCGAAGTGCGGGCCGGCATTCCGCGCCGGGTTCTGATCCAGGCCAACGTCACGGAGGCAGCGCGATGACGGCGGCGGTATCTTACGCCATCGAGCAAGCATCGCTTCGAGCACGACTGCTCGCCATCACCGCTCGTTTCTCTTTCGAGGAAGCGGAGGATGCACGACAGGAACTCCTGCTGGATTGTCTCCGGCGATCAGTAAAGTTCGACTGCGGCCGCGGGGAATGGTCCGGTTTCGTGCGCGGCGTGATGCGTAATCACGCTTCAGTGCTGTTCACGCGGCGAATGCGGAGCAGCCACCGTGAGACGCTTGCCGGCGATTTGTGTTCCTCGGATTCCGGGGGCGAGAGCGCGTTATTCGAACGAGCCAGGTGCGACGACCCGACTGAGCGTCTTGACCTCTCGTTAGACGTTCAACGGGTTCTCGGTGGGCTGCCCGAACACCTTCGGCGGTTGGCCGAGCTTCTCCCGGAATTGACGATCGCAGAGGTTTGCATTGCGGCCGGTAGGTCAAGGTCGCGCGTGTATCAGATGATCGTGCAGATCCGCGCGGCATTTATTGCCGCCGGGCTCGGACCAGGGTCGAGGTGCCGGCAATGAGAGTCTCGGTTGATGAGCTTAAGCGCCGTCTCCCGCCCCCGAAACAGATTCTCTCCGATCTTTTCGGCGTCAAGTGGCGCGGGGATCGTGCAAAATGTCCGCGGGCAGTGAACCATGCACACGGCGACCGGAACCCGTCCTTCGGCTATTTGAGCAAAGAAAATCGTTTTCAATGCTTTGCACAGCATTGCTTTGGTCCCAAGCCGGTGGATGTATTCGACCTAATCGGCCAGATGAACGGTTGGAGTTTCGATGATGTTCTGACTAGTCTAAGCGAACGATACGCGATCAGCCCGCCTGGCAATCAGGCGAAATCCTCCAAGGCTCGGCCTAGCGTGTCGGGCCGAGACAAGCTGGCAAAGGAAGGGTGGGTCGTTGTAGCCGAATACGCGATGGGCGACGACGTCCGCAAGGTGCGGCTTCAGCATCCTCAGCGCCTCCAAGCTGGAAAGAATCGGCCTGAGAAGACATTCCTTTGGGAACATCGAGAGGCTGATGGAGAATGGAAACGCGGACGCGGGGACAAGCCTCATCAGGCGTACGTCAACACTGTGCTTCGCGATCGCGACGAGGTCGAGGCCGCCGTCGGCGTAGAGTCCGAACGCAGTGCCGATGCGCTCGCCAAGTACGGGGTCGCGGCGTTTTCGTTCAAAGAGCTTACGCCAGAGAACGCGGTAGCGTTGGCGGGACTCAACGTCAGGCTCCTGCCCGATAAAGACGCCGCCGGCGCGAAACTCGTGCGGCGCGCTGTCGACCTCCTTCGTTCGCACGCCCAGAGCATCGCACTGATCGACCCGCCCGGAGATTGGCCGGAAGCGGGCGACATCTACGACGCGATCAATGAAATGCAGTGGGGCCAGGATCGCGTTGAATCCCTATTGGCGACGGCGAAACCAATTGAATCAGACAAAGCGAAGCCGGAGAAGGACGAGAAATCCGGCATCGAGATCTGGACGCTCGCATCGCTTCGTGCCGCGCATTTCGAGCCTCGGCAGCCGATCGTCGAGGACATCATCGCTGAGGGCGAAATTGTGGCGCTGGTCGGAAAGCCTAAAGCCGGAAAGAGCCGACTCGCCCAACAATTGGCTCTGGCAGTGAGCCGCGGAGAAAGCTTGCTCGGATTTGAGGTCGCCAAGGCACGACGGGTTCTGATCCTGGACCTCGAGAATCGGGCCGCCGGAGTGCGCGCGCGGTTTCAGAAGATGTCACGGGGGGCCGACGGCGATGAGCGCATTTTCATCTTCGCGCCGGAGACGCTCTCTGACGGCGGCGTAACGCTGGCGACGCCGAACGGAATCAAAGCGCTCCACAGCCTCGTGGCGAAGTGGGAACCCGATCTCATCATCATCGACACTTGGCGCCTATTACTTGCGGGCGATGAAAACAAGACCGAAGTTGTCGTCCGGGGGCTGCGCATCCTGTCTTCCCTTCGACGACTCCGTCCTACACTCGCGATCTTGGTCGTGCATCACACCCGAAAAACGCAAGGACAGGATCCACCATTACTGAGGATTGACCCTAGCGCGTGGGTTGAAAACGCCTCCGGCCACTATGCCCTCGTGGCGCATGTGGACGCATGCTTCGGCCTCGAGCGGGAAGTCGACCGGAAGACGGGTGACGAGTTGATCGTATTCGGAGGCGTCTCACGCTCAGCCCCGCCGAACACTTTGTTGCTCGATGATGACCCGACCACTCTGCTGTTCAAGACTGCTGAGAGCGAGGAAGTGATCCAGAAGCTCTTGACAAAAGGGGAGCGGGAAGCTTGGCAACGCGTCGAAAGTTTGCGGGAGTTCAGGTTTACCGACGTGATTGAGATCACCAAAACCAAGAACCGGAAACTGGTGACGTCGATGCTGAGGAAGCTGACGTCGATGAAGGTGTTAGAACACAGCTCGGACGGCATGTATCGCAAGCCGGCCGACAAGCGGAACTAACGGAACCGGACCGTGGTTTGAAGGGCTTACATTGGAACGCTCCTCGGAACCGGTGGGGAACCGGGAGGGCCGTGGAGGGCGGCGGCGACAACCTGATCGCTCGACAGGTTCCGCTGCGGGTTCCGCGTTCGGTCCCGCTCCAAACAACAGAAAAGAAAAAATAGTTCCTTTAGTTCCTTTTTTCTGAACGTCAACCAATTCCAATGGCGAAATTCGACGCTACGTGTTCGTCCCCGTGGTGTCCGTCCGGGGCGTAGCGCGTGCTTTCTCACAGAAGATGGGTAATCACTCGCGCCTTCACGCACTGCGTTCTGCACAATTCCGCAGTCTCCTGAGTATGTAGTAACCAGAGCCGGTCGGCTCGGTCCACGGCGCCGCAGACGCTCGGTCGAAGGGCATTTGGTTCCGGCGACGGATCTGGATCGAGCTGGAACCGGCAATGAGGAGGCCAATGGAGATTCAGATCTGGCCGATCGATCGGCTGATTCCGTACGCGCGCAATCCGCGCAAGAATGACGCAGCGGTCGATCGGATGGTCAGCTCGATTCGGGAGTTCGGCTTCAAGATTCCCGTACTCGCTCGGAGCGATGGGGAAGTGGTCGACGGTCATCTTCGGCTCAAAGCGGCGAAGAAGGCCGGCATCACTGAAGTTCCGGTGCTTTCGTGCGACGAATGGTCGCCGGCGCAGGTGAAAGCGTTCCGGTTGTTGGTGAACCGCTCGGTGACGTGGGCGGACTGGGACGAGGAGTTGCTCGCCCTGGAATTGCAGGAGCTCTCGGCGACGGACTTCGATTTGACGCTTACCGGGTTCGACGCGAAAGAAATCGATGATTTGTTGGCGATCGATGACGAGCAGAAGGCGAACGCGGCTCCGCCGCTTCCGGAATCGCCGGTATCGCGAGCCGGTGATTTGTGGTTGTTGGGACAACATCGTGTTCTCTGCGGCGATTCGACCAGCCCGGAAGCGGTCGCGAGATTGATCGGTGAGCGTCAGCCTCGGCTCATGGTCACCGATCCGCCATACGGAATCGAGTTGGACACCGAGTGGCGTGACCGGGCGGGACTCAACGGACTCGGCGCGGCAGAGCCGAGTTACATGAAGCAACGCACCGAAGGGCACACCGAAACTTCGATATCCGGCGACACCCGCGCCGATTGGTCGGAGGCGTTCGCGCTTGTGCCAAGTCTCGAAGTCGCGTACGTGTGGCACGCCTCGAAGTTCACGCGCGAGGTGCTAGATGGCCTGCTGCGAATCGGATTCGTTCATCATCAGCAGATCATCTGGGACAAAGGCCGCACCGTGCTCACGAGAACGCACTATTGGTTCCAGCACGAGCCGTGCTGGTACGTGCGGAAGAAGAACGCGCCGTGGTTCGGGAAGGCCGGCGAGAACTCGACGATCTGGTCGTCACCGTCACCGAAGTTCATCATGGGCGGCTCGGACGAAGAGAAGTTCGATCACCCGACGCAAAAGCCCGTCGAGCTGATGCGGCGACCGATCCTGAATCACCTCCGCCGCGGCGAGCTGGTGTACGAACCGTTCCTTGGAAGCGGCACGACCCTCGCTGCGGCCGAGCTGACGCAGCGCATTTGTTACGGGATGGAGCTCGATCCGAAGTATGTCGACGTGGTCGTCCAGCGGTGGCAGACGTTGAGCGGAAAACAAGCCACGGTCGACGGCGACGGCCGAACGTTCGATGACCTGCGCGCCGAACGATGCCCGGAACGTGGTGAGCCGGGGGATAGCCGGTCGATTTCCTCGGCGTCTTCGAGCCCGCGACCATAGCGGAGGGCATGTGTGATAATCCGCGAAATTCATAGCGGATTTTTTGAAAGGGTCGAATTCGAATTCGGGATTGAGTTTGGAGGTGAGTTTGCAATGAGAGGTCGAAAGCCAAAGCCAACGGCGCTGCAAATCGCTGAAGGTGATCCCCGCAAACATGGCGTGCACAAGCTCGAAGAGCGCCTGAAGGCGGAACCTCCGGGCACACGCGGGTTGCCACGGTGTCCAGCGCACTTGAAGGGGGAGGCACGCAAAGCGTGGAGGATGTGGTGCGAGGAGCTGGAGCGAATGAACCTCGACTGCCGACCCGACGCGCCGATGCTCGCCGGCGCGTGCCTCGCTTATGCAACGGTGATTGAGTGCGAGGAGGCAATCCAGAAACAGGGGCGCTTTATTCCAAGACGCGCTCTTGATCCCGCGACGAAAAAGTTGGTGGTGGTCGGCCTTAAGTCGCATCCGGCTGTCGCACAGATGCACGCTGCGCTCATGATCCAACGAGCGTTCTGTTCGGAGTTCGGGCTTACTCCCGTATCGCGTACGCGATTTGCAAACGATAAGCCCGCCGATAACGACGATGAGCTGCTTGAAATCCTGTCCCGGCCGCGCGAGGCGAAGAAGTCCGACTAGCCCAATAACCATTCCCTGTGAGAGAAAGTGACGATGCCGTTTTCTCAAGCCCACGCGAACGCCGCGTGCAACTTTTTCGAACACGTGCTCCGACACACGACGGACGAGTGGTTCGGAAAACCGTTCAAGCTCGTGCCATGGCAGGAGGGAGCGCTTAGCCAGATCTTCGGCCAGCTTGACGACGAAGGTAATCGCGTTATTGAAATGGCGTATCTCGAGGTTCCCAAGAAATCTGGCAAATCGGAGATGGCCGCCGGTCTAGCACTGTTCGTCTTGGTGACCACGAATACGCCCGGATGCCAGGTGTACGGCGCGGCCGCAGCGACGCGCCAAGCGCTGAACGTGTTCCGCGCCGCCTGCAAGATGGTGGATCAGGCTCCAATCCTGGCCAAGCGACTCCGCGTGCTCCGTGGCACGCACCGGATCATCAAGCGGTCAGACCCGGAGTCGTTCTATGCTGCTGTCGCGGCCGACGGAGATTTCGGTGACGGCGTGAATCCCGCAGTCGTCATCGCTGACGAAGTTCATAGATGGAAAACGCGAAAGCAACTGGACAACTGGGACGTGCTCTCGAACGGCGGCATCACCCGCAGGCAGACGCTGACCATCGCGATTACCACCGCTGGCGTCCAGAATGAATCTCCGCTCGCTTGGCGGTTGCACGAAAAGGCACGGAAGATCGAAACTGGCGTCGTCTCCGACCCGAAGTTCTACGGGCGCATCTATGGCGCTGACAAAGCGGATGATCCCGGCGATCCGGCCACGTGGATCAAAGCCAATCCGTCGCTGAAGGAAAACGGTGGTTTCCTGGATATTGAAAAAATCCGGGAGAAGTTCATTTCTCACGAAGCCGAGGGCGATCTCACATCGTTCAAGCGCTACTACCTGAACATGTGGGACCAGAAGGAAAGCCGCGCCATCGACATGGTCAAGTGGGATGAATCCGCCGGCGATTGGCAGGCAGCCGGACTGCTCCCGAAGGGTCCCGACGATAAAGTGCGCCCGCTGCCGGAGGCGTTGATGGAGCGGTTCAAGGAACGGGAGTGCTGGGCCGGCGTTGACCTTTCGATGACCACTGACCTCTCGGCGGTGTCGCTGGT